GAGAAAAGTGCTGCTGTTGGCGTTATAGACCACGTTGCCTGATGCCACCAGGTTGCTGGCAAATTGATCGTGATCATAGTACATGGCTCGCGAATCAAACAATGTATATGGATCGCTGACTCTGAGCCTGCTGAATGCATCGATCAACGTGGGGTTGAAACTGACTGCAACATTGCCACCAGTGATGTTGGCGTCCACTGTGCCGTTGATACCAACATTGCCATCCACCGTGAGACTGCCGCCACCATCTACCACTGTGACATTGGCCGTGATGCCTGCGAGGTTGCCAGTGATGGCGCTGACTGCTACCGTGCCGGTCACAGCTGAGTTTACATTGCCGGTCACGGTCCAGGGTGTGGTGCCTTGCAGCACAGTGACATTGCCCAGGATGCCTACATTGCCCGAAGTAACAGCAACGTTGACGTTGCCGGTCACGGGCAGAGCTGTGCCTGATATGTCTATGTTGCCCAGGCTACCAATGGCCACGTTGCCTACGGTGACATTACCAATGATCTCAGCATTGGTGCGAACAAACACCTGCCCCGTGGCTTCGTTAAGCTCAAGGGCCTGCGTGATGTTGCGCAGATACCAAGGGGCTACATTGGAGGGTTCAGGGATGGCCATATTCTATATTTATGTTACAATGGCCCGATCTGTGCAGCGGCGCCAGTTGACCCCATCGCTGAAGGCCATGACTGCACCGCCTGACTCATCGCTGACATAAATGACCTGCGCAGCCGGGGCAGGGTTGGGCAGCGTGGCCACAGTGAACGTGGGCAGTATAAACACGCCTGGGGTCACATACCCGTCCACGGTAACTGTGCCGAGGTCGCCGGCTTGGTTTGCAGTGAGTGTGACCAGGCCTAGGTCGTCTTCTTGATCCACGTTGCCGGTCACGAAGCCAAAGTTCTGGCTGAAATTGATCTGGGCTATGGTAACGGTGTTGTTTGCGGGATCAGTATCGATGCTCATGGCATTGCCGGCCCGCAGCGTGAGATTGGCGCTGGCGGAATCAGCAGTGACAGTGTTGGCGTTGGCCACCACTATGTTGCCAAATGCGTTGCCTGTGACGATGCCTGTGAGCTGGCTGCCGTTGCCCAAGAAATAGTTGGCAGACACGTTGCCTGTGACTGTGAGGTCAACTAGATTGCCCACCGACGTGATGTTGGGTTGGCTGCTGGCTGCCACGGTGTCGCTGTACACAGCAAAGTTGGCGTTGGCCACTGAGCCAGAAATGTTGGCAGCGTTGATGCTGGTGAGTTGCCAACCGTTGCCTTCAAATCTATCGGCCAGGATCTCTTGTGTGGCCGAAATGTAGTTGGCAGCGATGTTACCAGTCACAGTCAGCGCCACTAGATTACCTACTTCGGTGATCTGTGTCTGTGTGGTGTTGACACTGAATTCTGTGCCGGTAAGCGTTAGACCAGTGCCGGCAGTGTAGGTGCCAGCACCAGAAAATTGCACATAGATCACGGGATCGGTACCAATCACCAGCACTGGTTCGGTCTGCACCCATCCAGTGTTGTCATACAAGGTTCCACCGGTGACGAAAGTAAAGTCACCACCAGCCATTTCCGCAGCAGTGTCGGTGTCGGTGGCGCGGGTCAGTACCGTGGCATTGCTGTAAACGTAGATACCGTTGTGTGTGGTATTGGCTTCGTTCTTGACCAGGATTCTGCTGCCCACTGTGGTGATGTCTACACCATCAATGTTGCCGTAGGTGCCTGTGGTGGTCAATGTGGCTCCGACACCGTCACTGCCATTGTCATAGGTCACAGTGCCACCGGTAATGGTGGCCAAGTTTGCCGGTGTGGCCGCATCGCATGAGGCATGTATATGGAGGCCTTCGGCCACGGCATCAACATACTGTTTGGTAGCTGCACTGTTGGCGGTGGTGGGTGATGCCAGATTCGTGATCTCAAATCCGCCCATGGCAACGTTGCCACTGAAACTGCCGCTGGCAGCCGCCACAGCGCCTGTCAATGCTATGTTACCTGCAGCCACATTGGCCGCTGTGGTATTGCCGGACACAGTCAAGGACGACAGCGAGCCCACGCTGGTTATATTGGGCTGTGCATTTGTGGTCACAGTGCCTGCTGTGGTAGCTGAATCAGCCGTGGTGGCGAATGTGGCGTTGGCCACCGTGCCGGAAACATTGCTGCCACTCACGCTGTAGGCCACGTTGGCCGTGTCGGCGTTGGTGGCGTTGGCCACTGAGCCTGAGACATTGGCACCGGGCAAGTTGGTCAATGCGGCTGCATTGCCTGTGTACACACCGGTAATGGTGATGTTGTTGGCCGCTAGATTGCCGGTATATGTGGGCAGATATGCAGCAACATTGGCATTGCCGTATTGCTCGGGCAAACCAGTGAGCTGACTACCATTGCCCAGGATATAATTGCCGGAAACATTGCCGGTCACAGTCAAGGATGTCAGTGTGCCCACACTGGTGATGTTGGGCTGTGCATTTGTGGTCACAGTGCCGGCGGTAGTGGCCGAATCTGCTGATCCAGCAGACACGGCATAGGTGGCATTGGCAACAGTGCCCGATACATTGCTGCCACTCACGCTGTATGCGATATTGGCTGTATCAGCATAGGTGGCATTGGCCACCGTGCCCGAGACATTAGCGCCGGGCACTGCGCTTAGGCCCGCTGCATTACCAGTGTATACACCAGTGATGGTGATGTTGTTGGCTGCTAGGTTACCTGTGTAGGTGGGCAGATATGCGGCAACATTTGCGTTGCCGTATTGCTCAGGCAATCCAGTGAGCTGGCTACCGTTGCCAAGAATGTAATCGCCCGACACGTTGCCCGACACCGACAGTGATGTCAATGTGCCTACACTGGTGATGTTGGGCTGTGCATTTGTGGTCACAGTGCCTGCTGTGGTAGCTGAATCAGCTGAGCCCGCCGACACGGCATAGGTGGCATTGGCTACTGTACCGGATACGTTGCTGCCCGATACCGAATATGCCACTGTGGCTATGTTGGCTGTATCGGCATAGGTGGCATTGGCCACTGCTCCGCTGACATTAGACCCACTGATGTTGTAGGCTAGGTTGGCAATGTTGGCAAAATTGACATTGCCCGCAGAGGTAACGATGCCACTGAGCAGAGCGCCATTGCCAAGTATGTAATTGGCCGATACTGAGTTGGCAAAGACCGAGTCAACGCCCAGCGTGATTTCACCGCCATTGCTGGTGAAGCTCCAAACGCCGGTGGCGCTGTTGACCGCCATGCTTTCATCGGCGATGTACAGCGTGTTGCCGGAAATGTATAGGCTGTGCCAGGCCTGTGTGGCACTGCCCAGATTGTAGGTTACGTTGGCATCGGGCAAAACATTGCCCTTGATCACGATGTCTGTGGAGCTGGCCACCAGGACATTGCTGGTACCTGCTACCGAAATCGCGACATTGCTGTTCTGCAGGGTCTTGACATTGCTGGTGCCATTCTGTATCTGGCTGGTATCAATGCCTGTGAGCTGGCTGCCGTTGCCAATGAAATAGTTGGCGGTGACATTGCCTGTGACCGACAAGGGAATGTCCGTGGTCCACGACGTGCTGGCATTGTCAAAAGACAATTTAGCGTATTCAGAGCCCACTGGTCCCACACCAATGCCGCCACCGTTGGCTTCAGAGCTGTTGGCAGCATTGTTGGCCAGATTGATGAACTTGTCGTTTATGGTGACTACGTTTGAACTGATGTAGGTCACATTGCCCGTGACCTGCAGATTGCCCTCGATGATCACCAATCCAGTGTTGCCGGGGCTGGCTGGGTCAATGTATATGGTGTCGTCAACGCTGCTGATGGTATCGCCATTGATCAATATGTTGCCAATGGACACCGTGGCTTGATTGGCAGTGAGATTGCCGGTCACAAACACATTGCCAAAAGTGCTGTCGGTGTTGCTGACCGCTTCGGTCACTGCGTTGGCATTGGGCACACCATCCACGGTCTCCACAGGCACGATACTGCCCGTGGTGTTGATTACAAGAGCCGTGGGATTGGGGTTGGCCACTGTAACCGGCGGTACCAAAACGATAGCACCCTCGGTGTCACTTTTGATCTGGCTACCACCTAGGTCAATGGTGTTGCCGGCAAGAAACAAATTGGACCATCGCAGATTGGCGTTGCCCAGGCTGTATGTGACATTGGCCTGTGGCAACAAGTTACCTGCCACACTCAGCGTGGTACCATCGGTATAGGTTAAGTTGCTGCTGCCAGCTATGCCATTGCTTTGATTGAACTGTATGGAGCCTTCGGGCCCGTCCGCTACCGGACTGTAAACTAGGTCGTTCCAGGCCGTGCTGCCGTCACCGATCTTGAATCTTTGAGTGGTGGTGTCTAGCCCCAGTTCACCTGGAGCCAGCACGGTATTGGCTGCTTGCCACTCAGCGCCGGTGCCCCTACGGAATTGGAACTGTATAAAAGGCATTACAACACCCCTCCGCAATCAAAGGCCGGGCCGCCTGAATAATCTTGTTCGGGTCCACCGCCATCAAAGATAGCATAGGTAGCCGGCACAGAGATAGTCACAGAGTTGCCCACCGCAGTGGCCAGCACCCCGCCGCCGGTGAAGTTTAGGCTGCTGACATCGGGCGTGATCTGGTTGCCCAAATAACTCACACCGATGTTGTTGCGCGGTTGCCAGGTCAGGACACCGGCACCATCAGTGGTTATCACATAACCTGCGTTGCCGCCCAGGATGCTGACATTGGCCAGGTCTCCCAGGGCCGTGTTGCCCGACACAGTGAGGGCTGTCAGTGTGCCCACACTGGTGATGTTGGGTTGCGCACTGTTGGTCACGGTGTTGGCCGTGGGCACAGTGCCAGTCACAGCAAATGCTATGCTTTGCGGCGTGCTGGTGTTGCTGGTGGTGATGGCAATGTTGTTGCCAGCGATGAATTCTACAGTGTCCTCGCCCTGGGCTTCCAGGGTAGGCTGTCCAGTGACTTCCCAGTACTTGAAGGTGCTGCCAAAACTGATGACCACGCTGTCATCGCCTAGGTCATTGACCGTGAGACCAGCGTCGGTATCAAAATAAATGGTGCTGACATCGCTGACAACATTGCTGAGGTTGCCGCCAGAAATGTTGCTTTGTCCCACTGTGAGGCTGGCATTGCCCCCACCTCCTGAGGTGACACTTCTGCCACCCACAGTGCCATCATAGACTCTAATGGTGTTGGTTACTGGATCGTACCAAAGGCGACCCTGTTGGCCAACGTAGTCAGCACTGACGATACCGTTGTTTCTGCTGGTAAAGAATTCTTGTATGGCAGTCTGTGCGTTGGCTGGCATGTCATTTGAGTCTGATTAGGTTCGTTCCATGAGAGTACGAGCATATATGCTGACCAATTGATCGTAATGCTCGTTTAGATCATACACGCCCAACACCGCCGGTTCGGGTTCGGTCACACTGTCCGGGACGTCAGGCTTTTCGCCATCATCGGGACTGTAGGCACCATCGTCACTGACGATTTGATTTATGACCTTGCTGGCTTTGCCGCCCTGCTGTTTTTTCAGTTCTAGATCGGCCTGCAGCGGTGGCACCATCACGGGCTGCGGTGGCAGCTCCTCTGTGGCTGGGGCTGCTATGGTAGGCATCCCGCCACCCGCGGGAATGGTGATGTTTATGGGTATGCTGATGGTCACGGGCTGACCCTGTGGCATTATTTCTTGTGCTCTCATCTTGGATATCCCCGGAAAGGCTTGATGGGACTGCGATCGTTGGTGGATTTGGGTTCTGCGCTGTCGCCGCTGCTGACCAGGCGCTTGCCACCGGGAGTTTTGGTCATCTTCAAGGCGTGGTCAATGATTTGTGCCACACCCGGTCCCATGCCTACCACCACACCGTGCTCACCAAAAGCAGTCTCGGCGCTCCAGTCTGGCTTGTAAGGATCTACCGCATCGTTCTGGGGATTGAGGTTGCTGGCGTAATCGGCTCTGGCTCGGGCCACGGCCACGCCCATGCGATAGTTTTTGTAAGGATCGGCAGCACTGAGTCCCGGCAACACATAGGTCCAGCGCATGGGATCCTTGGTTTCGTCGGGCAAGTCAGCCTGTTCGGTGATGAATTCACGAGCTCTCATCGCGGATATCCTTTGAATGCCACCACCGGGCTCTTGTTGTTGGTATCCGGCATCTCTTCGCTGTCCATGTCACCACCATTGAGATCGGTCCATTTGGCGCCCGCGGCCTTGTAGGCCATCTTGAGCATGTCTTGTTCTTGCTGTGTGTAGGGGTGCGCACTTTTGCCTTTGCCGATCCAAGACTTGGTGTTGACATCAGGAACGAAGGTTCCATCGGTGCAGGCCGCGGCCATCATCACACGATTCAGCGTGTAATCAGTGTTCCACTGCTCACCATCTTTGAACAAATTGAGACCGCGTGTGGGATAGCGATGACGTTTGGATATGCGTCCCGTGACAGCTTCGCCCAGGTTCTGCGGCACAAATTCACGTGCCCGCATCTCAACCACCTCTTACAGCGTATTGGCCCGATGATTTAGTGCCCACTTCCAAGGCAGTGTAATTGGCGCCTGTGATGGTGAGTTGGTTACCAACTCCCACCCACACATCCAGTGAACTGTTGGCCGGCACAGATGGTTGAGCGTTGCCATAGAGATTGCCTGTGTCAGGAGTGGCGTACTGCATGTTGACCTGATAGGTCACGGCAGTGTTGCCAGTGCTGATACGGCATTTGTCTGTGAGCCAGGCCTGTGCCGAAACTGATGTGTATGCGTTTGCTTGGGGTGCGGACATCTTTGTTTTCCTTGATTACCAGGCGCGGCAACTCCAGTACCGGGCTTTCCAGCGCGGTCCGGGATTGTCGCAGTTGTGTCGGGCGCGGAAATTCTTGCGCCGCCCCGGTATGTGCTTCTTGATGCGCATGTTGGGATCGCCAAATTCTACCTTGACCACATTGCCATTGGGCTTGCGCACATAGACTTTCTTTTTCTTGACATCGCCGGCCATGGGCTTGCCCAGGGGCACTTCGCGACCTTGGTATTCGGCCTCGTCCACTTGGCTGCCTTTGTGGTGCTGGCTGAGCTTGATCAGCAAGGGGCGCCGATCTTCCCAACCACTGTGAATGTTCACTGGTCCTGCCAGCACATCCTTGGCGTCAACGTCAATGTTGAAAATACCGTTCACTGTGCTGAGATGGGCATGCGTGTGCAGGCCGTCTTTGTCATGCACAGTGACCAAGGGATCTTGATCCGTGGACTCATCTGCGGCCTCGTTGACCTGGGTGCCCATGACCACTGAGACAAAGTCTTTGGCGTTGCCGCTGACCATGTTCTGGAAAACTTCTTTGTCATTGCTTTTCATGACATTGTACATGGCCAGGAACTGCTGCAACACCGGCAAGGGTATGCGCGTCTTGCTGCCATCTCGGAACATTATGGGGAACTTACCATCCACGTCCACGGCCTTGCGGGCCTGCATCACGATGTGAGGCATTTTGTCTTTGTCGGGGTCTTCGGGACGATCTTCGTCATCGTCGTCCTGGGCCTCGTCGACCTCGTGCGGAGGGTTCAAGGGATCCAGTGGTTCGCTGGCCACGCTGCCCTGCTGGGGCATGGGCTCGTCTGTGGTGACTTCTTCCTTGACATGATCGTAGCGTCCCGAGTCAAGGTCCTTGATGACTTCCTTGGTCCAACCACTGACATCGCTGGTGCCGATCTCGTCCACATCGCCCACGAATTCTGCCACATCATCAATGGCCTGTATCACGCGAGCCGGACCATGCTTGGCCAGCACATCATAGTGTTGTGTCATGATGCGATTTGTGATGGCGCTGGCCACAGCATCATAACTGTCGCTGCTTTCCTCCAAGGCCGGAACCGCGGCATCATCAAAGCTCTTGGCCATGAGTGGATCATTGCTGTTGGCATCTTCCATGTGCATGCCAGCCAGCTCACGCAGGCGTCGCAGATGCTCGCTGTCGTGGCGCTGACGTGCTTGATATAGATCAGTCAACGAAACTCGCCAGTTGGCGTCGCCTGACGCCTTGCGTTGTGCAGCAGGCATGTCGATCTTGCGTTGTGCTTGATCACCTGCTGCTCTACGATTCATGGCTTGATCAGGGTGCTCATCTTCGTTGGTATAGCCCATGGCACGATTGTTGCCCACGGCACCATACCGGCGGATTTCTTCCATGCTGTAACCATACTGTTCCAGCAGTTCCAGCATGCGCTGATCCGCATGCAGCACCACGCCATCTTCCATGACGTCCACTACATGCGTCTCGATCAAACACTCCTCGCGGATGTTGATGGCGAAGTTGTCGCCCTGCGCTGGTTCAGATACCCATGTTTCAGCTTCGGTGATGTATTGTTTGAGGCTTTTCATCAGGCGCGTCCAGAATAGTTTTTATAAAGGTTCCACAGGCGCTGTTCTTGCGATTCAGCCACAGCAGGATTGCCTTGGCGTGCGGGATCGCGTTGCAGCACAGGCACAGTGGTCTGGCCCGTGGTCTTGCGACCATTGAGTCCACCCGACAGTGTGTTGACCATGGTGTTGGTGTCGGCATATTCGGGTTCGGGGCTGTTGGCAAGATCGCCTTCTTCCACCATTTCGCCACCGCCGCAACCGGCTTCGTGCATGCCGTGTTGTGCGCCGCATTGCGGGCAAACCCCACTCTTGGCGCCGCCTTCACCGTCTTGCATCAGGCCTGCCATTTTCAGCAGTGCGCCTAGGGCTTCGGCATCTTCGTCAGTGGCATAGGCTGTGAGACTTTTCTGTCCTTCGCTGCTGATGCTCATGTTGATGCTGACGCTTTCGTTCAGTGTGCGATCCAACTCAGCTCGATAGGCTTCTTCCAATCGAGCCTCATAGATGCCTTTGCCAAACTGCATGCCCTTCTTGCCCTTGGCCTTGGGTGCGTCGTCGGCCACGGCCACCGAACCTGCTGTGGTTGTCTCTTCCACTTCTTCCTTGGCTTCGGACTTCTTGCCTTTCTTCATGGGCAGATCCTTTTCTTTGGTGGCCGCAAACTTGTGCAGTTCGCCCTTGGCCATCTTGGCCATCTCTTTAGAAGCGCCACGCAGCTCGCTCTTGGGAATCTCGCCCTTTTGGGCAGCGTGTGCGATTCCAGCAGCACGCCGTTGTTTCACGCTCACAGCCTTTTCGGCTATGGGCTGTTCGGCATCGTCCATGTCATCACGTTCGCGCTTCATGTATTGATTGCTGCTGTTGATGTAGTCCAGGGCCTTGGTAATCTTGCTCTGCACCCACTCCGGGAGATCTTGATCGTCACCCAAGATGTTGTGCAGTTCTTTGGCAGCCATTGCGATGCTGCGCAGGTCATCCTTGGCCATGTCGCCTTCTTGTCCGTACTCGGGATCATCGGCGCACTCGTCCATCTTGTCATGCTTTGCGCGGATCGCAGCCATCTTTTTCTCGCTGGCTCCTTCACGTCCGGCCTTTTGCAGCTCTTCCATGCCCTTGGCACCGTATTTTTCCTTGCCAATGTGCGCTTGCAGCGCAGATTCATCCATGTCATCAAAACGCTTGTCGTCGGCATCCATGTCGGGCTCGACTGGCTCATCAGCGGGACCGGCCTCGCGGGTCATGAGCTTGCTCTTGCCCGAAGGTCCGCGGGCGCCTAGTTTGCGACCGGTACCAGTGGGACGACCAGGGGCGCGTTTGCCACCCGCAGGCTGTTTGACACGTGGCTTGTCATCGTCTTCTTCATCGTCGCCTTGGTATTCACTGCCATAGGAACCACGATGGATCAAACCAGTGGGAGTGTGTGTGACTTTGCCTTCTGCCACCCACTGGCGAGCCCAGTTCAGGGCATCTGAAGCCACTTCTGTAAATTCTGGCTGTGCCGCTTCTTGACCTTCGGCCATGAAACGCACTTGATATTCGTTGAACTCGCGGTCCAAGATCACTTGTGCGCGGCGGCCATGGCCTTCCAGCACTTTGATCAACTGCGGGCTTTCTTTGACCTTGCGCTTGCCGCCCATGGCGTCTTTGCCCAGGCGTCCAGCGATGACATCACCACGTGTGACTTTGTCGTAGGGTTTGGCGTTGTTGGCCAAGTTGCCGTCGTTGGCTTCTTCGACGCTTTCTTTCTTGGCACGTAGTTTAGCCAACACAGCACCTGCGACCTTTTCGCCGCGCTCTTGGGATCCATAACGTTCACCAGCGGACTTTGCGATCTTGGCAAACTGCTTGCCAGGCTTGCCAATGTCCTTGCCGGCGCGAGCCTTCTTGGCCGAGTAGTCGCCGGTAGACTCATCTACTTCTTTGGCTGCATCCTTCATGCTTTCTTTGCGATTGCCGTCCTTGTCAAGGTCCAGGAAGTCAGGCTTGCTGCCTTTGCCTTCCAGCAGATTGATACGTGCGAGTATGTCGTACATGTTGTTCATTGTGGTGATCCTTATTTCCTGAAGCCTGTGGCCGGCATGGGCGGACGTTTGACGTTGGTCATGGGACTGCGTACTCCCATGGGCAAATCATTCGTGGTCTCGGCGGGAGGTGTTTTGCCTCCTGCCACGGTAAACACTGCCGCGTCTGCGCTGTTCTTGACCACGCTTTTCTCCATGGGAGGTGCGGCATAGTCTTTCTTGAGCTGCTTCTGTTCGGCTGTGTCTTTGGGATATTCAGGATTGACCAAGAGATCTTTGTTCTGCTCGGCGATGCCCAGCATCTCTTTGTCAAGCCCTTGTTCGTACTCCAGCTGTGACATGCTGAGGCGATCGGCTGCCAGTCCCAAGAGCTCGACTATCTGCTGCACTTGGGGCGGTGTGGCTGGATAACGGAAAGCCGCATCCATCATGGTCACGCTTTGATTGGGATAGTTTGGGAAATCACGAGGTTGAGCCATGACCGGTGTGGTCTTGGGTTCGCTGATGCTTTGGGGATCAAACTTCTTGAGTTGATCCCGGAGTGATCTCATGAAGCCAGCCGGTACATCACCCACGATCTTGATGCGATATTGATGTAATTTGCGGCTTTCTGTAAGGTATTGAGCAAAAGTTTTCATTTTTGATTTCCCGTATTCTATTTATCTTGCGCAGGTTTTTCGCGTTCCGCGGACAAAATAGTGCGCAGGAGGTCGTTGCGATTCAGCACCCGACCTGTGCCGTCAGCTGGTTGCGGAGCATCCTGATTGGTTTGATCCATCTTGGCTTTTTGCAGTTGCAGTTGGATCATCTTGAGCTTTTTGTTCATCTTGGCGGTCTTGGCTGTGATGGCATGGCCCAGCATGGTGCTGGCCACAGCGAAGATTTCCGATGCATATCGGCTGTCCACTTGCATGCCCAGGTTCATGAGATCATCAAAGCTCTCTTTGGCCCGGCCAGCAAGGTCATCCATTTCCTCATCACTGGCTTCAAGACCGCGTACCTGTGGCAACGCCGCTTCAATCTTGTCCAGGGCCACCAGAGTATCGGGCAGCACCGGTAGATTGGTTTGGATATCGTTGTGGGTTTCGGCGTCTACATCGGGGTCGCTGTCATTGTCGTTTTCGCGTCCCGCCGGCAGATCAAACAGTTCTTCGAGATTTTTGTTGGTGGCAAGTGACATGCGGTATTTACCGCTTTTTCTTGCCTTTGTTTCCGTTGTGGAACAGACTGTCTTCGTTGAGCACCCGGAACACGATGCCTGCTCGTTTGCACCAGGCCTGTGCAGCGGCCCATTTGGCCATGTTTACAGCCACTACTGCGCGGTCTCGATCGCTCATGCGCCCTTCCATCATGCTTTGCTTGCGGGGTTTGATCTCTATGATCTCGGTGCAGATCTTGTTGTTGCGGGTGCGGTAGCGCATGAACACATCCGGCACATAGTTGGCCTGCTTGCCGGTAAAGGGATTGATGTATTTGATCACGATGGCTTCGCTGGCCCACTCCAGCACTGCCTCGTTCTGATCGCAGAATTGGAAGAAACTCCACTCCCAGCCCGAACGGTATCGGGGGTTACCCTTGCCTACGTACTTTTGTGGATTCTGGGGCACGAATGTGCCCTGGGCAAAATTGCTCATGGTGAAACATTGCGTGCCACGAACAGGTTGGGGGTGAGGTATTGACCCACGCCCAAGAGAGTGGCGCGGCTCCTATTGATGTTGAGATAGTAGGCCAAGGTCTGTGTGACCGATATGGTGCTGCCTTGGCCTTGTGCCTGTAGTTCCTGCAACAGCGTCAACACTGGAATGCCGGTGTCTTGGCTGATGCGGAACAGAGCTGTGGTGAAATTTTGTGCCGCGGCCTTGGTCTTGAAGAGACTGACAAAATAACTGTTGACTGCGTCAAATTCATTGACCGGTACATTGACATCAAAAGCATAGAATTGATCAAACAGCCTGACTGTGCGGTCTACCTTGGGATTTGGTTCGTTCAATGTGCCCATGATCAGCCTCCAGGTATGCCAAATCTATTGCTGGGATTCACTCTAGTGGGAGCATTGTTGATGTTGTTTTGAGTACAACGCGGGCTGGGTATGGGGAACTGCGGGTTCTGCAAAAGGCTCTGATAACCAAAGGTTGAGAACGTGGGCGACAGGCTGCTGCCAAAGCCGCCGGGTGCTGCCAAGGTGTTGTTGGGAGGTTGTCCGGGACGTGCGTGACTGATCACACATTGATTGGCATTGGTTGCTGGGTTGTATTGCGGTGCGCGATTGTAGGTTTGGAACTGTGTGGCTGCGGCCTGTGTTGCGCCCACCTGGCTCATGACACCACCGGTGTTGAGGTCGGTGATGCTGCCAATGCCGGTGTCCAACAAACTGCCTTGTCCCACCACGCTGCGGTTCATCAATGGACGCTTGAGTGGGCTGTCCACTGTGTCGTATGTTGCAGGGTCAGCAAAACCCTGCACATTGGTGTCGGGACGTACTCCACCGATGTTTCCTTCGTAATACTTGACTGTCTCGTAAACGATCGACACATTGTTTTCCATGACATCTTCACGTTCGTAGGCATAGACGTCATGATTCCAGCTGGCTATTGTTGGGTTGACCAGTACATACTCAACAAACTTGTGTTGATTGAATCCATAGATACGGATGTCTTTGAAAAACGCGGGCTTGCCGCCGGTGCTGGTAGTCGCGTCGCTGAAGGCCTCGCCAATGAAGCCCCAGTCGTTGACCTGTCGCTCATTCACATAAGTGTCACGACTGTTGTAGTCAAAGCCATTGGGTGTTACAGCACTGGCACCACTGGTACCATTGGTGCTGGGTTGACCGTTATAAGGTTGGTTGGGATCTTTGTAGTAGTAACTGAAATAGTTGAACCACAACCCGCGAATGAGATCGCCGCCGTCGTCGTGGAACGACAGGTTGACAGGTTCGTACTCGATTTTTTTCTGTATGATACGCTTGCGGTTGTATTGATTCATTACATCAACATCAACCTTGTACTTGGGAAGATCAATGGACTTGACGAGGAGACCAATCGTTGACTGGTCTCCTGCGCCATATATCTGCCTTAGTGCTGGAATCTGCGTTGTGTTTAGTGTGAAGTAAACATGGAACGCAAACTTGAATCTCGGAGCATTTTCATAGGAGTTGCTCCGAAAGATGTTGGATGCATGGGTGTAGTCTCGAAGCGTCTCTTGAGCCGAGAACGAGCTAAGAAAGTTCTGACCAAACGCCATGCTTCAGCGATTAAATTACGTTGATCGCCGAACCCACACCTGTCACAGTTGTACCAGCCGCACGACCCACAGCCGAACCCACGCCCGAGCCCAACGGAGTTTGCACTGCGTTGTCAAAGCGGATGTTCATCTGGATTGTTACAGGCTCACTGTTGGCATAGTTGAGTTCGTTGTAGTTCACGCTGCGCAGGAAGCAACCATACATCTCCCAGGTCTCAAGCACTGTGGGCAACGCTGTACCGTTACCACCGTCGAGGATTTCGCAACGTGTGGTGAACTTGTAGTCGATACCTGCAGCAGCCGAAGCCTGCTCAACGAAGTCCAATTGCTTCTGCAACTGCTCGCCCACCAACTTGGAAATGTCACCGCTGGCATCGTCACGCATGGTGACTGTGAGTTCCTGCCAGGTGTGCTTGCCAGCCAAGTAGATGCGGCTGTTGTATACTGGGACTTCGATCTCTTCAAACTCGATTTGCGGACGAGTAAAGTCGATGACCTGCTTGGTCAACTCAGTGCGCGGTGTTGAAATGCCAAAGTTCTCAAACATCACCCTAAAGCGATATTGGAGTTTGGGCATCAACAGGCCCTGCGCTGGGTTGGTCTGGTCGCTGGCCAGCGGCACGGTCATTCTAGTTAGCGATGAAACTGCCATTTGATCTCTCCTATGTTCCTTTATTTATGATTGCATGATCTGGGGAGGGTTGCCCCTCCCCGATCTCAATCACTGTACGCCTGCCGATGTAGCGATTTCTCCAGCGGCCAACTCACCGGTGTTCTTGATACGCACCGGTATGTAGATGAACTCAACTGCCTTGACTGGTTCGATCGCGATGTCAACATACAGCTCGTTTCTGTCGATACGTGCTGGTGTGTTGTTGCTGAGATCGCAAACAATCAGGTAGTCGTAGATACCACGCTTGGCCACCAAGTCGATCATCAGGCTGTCGATAGCCCCGCTGATCTCGTTTCGGGTGATCTGATCGTTGGGCTCAAACACAAACTGCTTGGCAATCTCTGTCAAGCGTCCGCGTATGAACGCCACCAAACGCGCCACGTTGATGCGGTCCAGGGCACTGCTAATAGAACTTTCGGTCTTGTTGCCGTAGTTGGTGATACCAACACCAGGGATGAACGTGATTGGGTTGATCTTGTTGGTATACAACACATCACGCAGACCTTGTCCTGTGGTCAGGGGCACAAACTCGCCAGTGGCTGCATCAACATAGCCGATGCGTGTGGCGTTGTCAACAAGACCACGACGCACACCAGCTGGTGCCAACCAAGGATAGCCAACTTCGTCACTGCGAACAATAGTACGCAGCATCATGTGGCTGGGAGGTTGTACCACGATAGAACCAGTTAGGTCTGTGGTTTCGCAGCTGGGATAGAACACGCCCAGATATGGGCTGCTGGTGCTGAGACCATCGCCTGTGCTGAAGCCCAATCCGTTGTTGTCGGTAGCCCAGGCCACGATGTCGGTGCCGTTGGGCGCCAAACGCAGCGGAGTATCGCCAACCACGAAGCCTGTGCTGCCACGCTCGTTGTTGAGTGCCACCATGTTGGGGATCAGCTCTGGGTAGTTGGGAGTCGCCAACAAGGTGTACACAGCCTGCTCTTCGCGCAGTGTTTGCGATGTGTCGATCGCGGCCTTCATGGCCTCGACCACCACTTGGCGTTGTGCCAAGCGACCCATGTAGGGCGAACCATCACTGCGATTGCCCACGGCTGTTACCCATGCATTGGATTCCAACACGGCCCAGTAAGTGGGGTTGGTGGGCAAGTTACCTTGGGTGGTCTGCAGAGCAATGTAAATGATACCGTCGTAGTTGACCAAGTCATTGGCCAAATACGTGGTGGGGTTGCTGTAGCCATCCACTGCAAAGTCCACGGGATTGAAGTAATCCGCACGGAACTGCTTGACGTTGAAGCCACTGCGACGTGTGTTGAACAGCAGCATGCCTGTGGGATACAGATCCGGCTCAGGTGCATCGATGTCCAGATAGTCACTGGTCAACAAGCTGAGGATCGTGGGATACGCCGACAACACGGGATCTGTGACACCGTTGGGAGCCCAACGAGCATCAGCAAACAGCACACCATTGCTGGTGGTCTGATCGGTGTTGTTGATCAAGATCCACTGGTCAACACCATTGGCATCCGGACCCCAACGCTTGATCACTGGATACAGTTCAAGGTTGCTGGTGTCAATCCAAAGGTCGCCGGGCACAAGATCTGTGCCGTCGGTCTGTTGCGTGGGCGCTGTGGCCGACACAATAGGACCGGATGGGTTGGTCTGGCTGAGATCAAAACCACGCACGTCCAAGGTGCAGTTTTGATAGCCTTGCCAGCCGTTGTCGCCCAGGACCATGATGTCCACTTGATCTGTGGCCGAGTAGTACCACAAGCGACCGTTGGCTGGATCAAGCTCAGGAGCTTCTTCGCTGGCTGTGTAGTCCAACAATGACCAGTTGCTGAGCAACAGGCTGTTGCTGATGGTCACGGGACCTGTGCGCACGCCAGTGACGTTGGTGTTGAAACCAGCAGCAGTGAGCGGTGTGCCAACGGTGTTGGCAACAACGATCTCGCCACCCAGGCTGTGAGTAAACGCAATCGCGCCCGATGCTGTCACTGTGGCCGATACATTAGGTACCGCCGCTGCTGACACCGCTGCAACAAAGTCTGCTGCTGTGGTACCTGCCAGTGTGGCTGTGACCGCTGCTGTCAGCGCAGTGCTGTTGGCCTGGCTGGCGCGGATGGTAAATGCGTTGCCGCTGACAAATGTGGGTGTCACATTGTTGCCAGTGATAACTGTGGCGCCTTGTACACGGCGCTCCAACACACTGAATGTTGCTGTGTTGTTGAAGAGACCGGTGTCGCTGTTGTACTCAGCCGACACATCATAGGCCACATACAGCGTATCAGCTGGGATGTTCTGACCACCGCCTGCGGGATCCAGGGCCTTGTCTGCGCTCCAATCGTTTTGATAGATTGGTGTGGCCTGTGTGACATAAGCACCTAGGCCAGCGTTGTAACGGCGCACCACGATGTCCGCACCAGAGTTCACTGGTGTCAGCATGTTCCACACAGAACCTGTGGGGCGTGGTTGGGCGTCTACTGTGCGCCAGCGCGGCACTGTGTAGTTGTAGCTCTGTTGCAGCGCAGGTGCATAAGAACTACCTGTGCCGATACCAAGAGCTGTGAGCAATGCAGGTGTGCTGCTGCCATCAATATTGATGACGCCGCCGTCTGCTGTGGAACCATCGGCCTGTGCGCTGCTGTTGGCAAACAACTGCAAGCGATCGCTGCTGTCAGCTGCTGCTGTGACGCCAGGCAATGTGGTGGATGTCAGCGCATTGATCGCTGCTACCAAACCGTCGAGTGTGTTGTTGGGACCAGCGGGCACTGCCACGCTGACACCGTTGATCACCAGCGTGTTGCCAGCGGTCAGGGTGCCGGTCACGCTCTGTGTACCAACGATAGTGGGCCACGAGCTCTTCCAAGCGTCACTGCCTACCAAGACCCAAGCATTGTTGGTGTTCTTGTAGTAGATAGGGTTGGCTGCGTTGAGCGCGTTGACAGCATAGTCGCCCACGCTGCCCACGCTGGCCAGGGGCACAGTGCCGCTGAGCTGAGCAGAGCTGGTGATGACTATGGGAGTCTTGGTGCTGAAAGCACCTGTGGTGCTGTTCCACTGGAACAAGCCCCACTGACTGGTGCTGGTATCCAACCAGTAATCGCCTTCGGTGGGCGTGCCCAACGGACGGCTCAGGCTGGCTGTGAGTTCAGCAAGGTCAACATCGCAACGCTGCACATAGGCTCGGTTGCTGATACCCAACACCGAGAAAGCAGCCAGCAAACCATATTCGTTCAGCTCGTAGCCATTGATTGGCGTACCTGCTGACGTCTTGTAAAAGAATGGGTTGCCGTATGTGGCTGCCAGGTCTCGCTGGCTGGTTATGAGATAAACTTTATTCGCATTGGCAGCGAGTGTGCCAGGCGCCACGCCCAAGCCGTCTCCGGAAATCTTGTTCTGGGCAGTCGCCAGCAAGATGAAGGGAACCGTATTGGTAGAGGCGGGAATATAGTTAGACTCATCAATGATGGTAACTTCTACACCGGGTGATACGAGGGCCATAGTTGCTTCCTTGGTAAAATGTTTGCTACGAATATTTACCAGAAAGTTGAAAAATGGTGCCGTTACGGCAACCTATATATAGGCCTAATGTAAATATCTGCATGAGACCCTTGTGCAAGGCATGTGGATCTAGGCCCAGGGCCGTGGCCTACCACAAATACGATCGTATTTATTACAGATCGCTGTGCGATCCATGCCTGCGCAAGGGCAAGCGACTACGCAAAGCCCAGCCCCGGTGGCAGACGGCTGGGTATCAAAAGAAAAAACAGTGCGATCGGTGCCGATTCGTGGCCAGGTATGCGTCCCAACTTGTGGTCATGCACGTGGATGGAGATCTCAACAACTGCGAGCTGCGAAACCTAAAAACAGTATGTCTCAACTGTAGCGCAGAGATCGTCAAGACTGATCTGCCTTGGCAGCGCGGAGATCTCGAAGCAGATCGTTGATCTTGCCATAGAGATCGTCTAGGCTGCCGTTGTTGTCTATCACGGCATCAAACTCTGTGCCTACCCAGGCTGTTTCGCTGGCATGCACACCATGGGCCTGGAGATCTATCTGTGCTTGTGCGTTGCCGCGATTGGCCCAGTATGCGAGATCAAACCATTTGGGATCGGGACCGCGCACCACTCGTATCACGTAGCCGCCCTGGCGCTTGATGCTGCTGATCTCGTTGGGGAATCTGCAGTCGGAAATCACCACATCATCCAGGCTGTGCCTGAGCTTGTTTTCTATGCTGGCGATCCAGATGTCGTCGTGGAAACTGCGTCGGCACACTTCAGTGCCCCACTGTTGCAGAGCCCATCTGGGCGTGAGATGCGGGATGCCCAGTCTCTGGCTCCACCACTGATCTGGCTGTTCGCGCCACTCGCGAGCATGCCGTGTGCGTCCTTCCAGCAGGGTGCGATCCCATCCAAACACAGCAGCCACGGCATCTTTGAGCGTGCCAGCATAGCTCTCCCTGCGGAACTCGTGGATGTTCACGAGATAGTCGGCAAGGGTGTCCTTGCCAGCACCAATCAGTCCACAAACGCCAATGATCATGTGATTTCCTTGTAAAGTTCTGCGGCTCGGTTCTTGCAAGCCAAATGGTAAACCAGTTCTGCGTTGCTTTGGAACTTGGGAAAATTGTCCAACCAATACTGCCGGAGCATATCCAAGGGCAGCAGTGTCAGTTTTTGGACGCTGCCCACAAATGCTTCAAGCCTGGGCACAAACTCAGACTGGTGTTGATACGAATAATCTATGATATCATGGGGGAACCAGAACCCCAGTCGTTCCAACAGCTCAATAGAGCGATAGCCCATGGGCATGGCCGCGGTGTGATGGTACAAGGCCCGATAGGTTTTTTCTGTCACCGACGGCCACAAGCGATCATTGTGTGTCTCGCGTACCACTGTGGCAAAACAGCGGCGGTCTACCTCCCACTGATAACTGCTGAAATCAAATCGTTCGTCGTGTATGGGCGATGGACCATCCACGACCTGTTGGCATTTCCAAGCGAGATCTCTTGGCTCCACATAGGTGTCGTACAAAGCATTGATCTCGTCCACGAACTGCTGCCCGCAATAATACGTGACCCACTCGGCAAAATTCAACAACATCTGGCGTTCGCGGAACTTGCTCATCTGTTGCACGATGCCATGATCGGCCAATTGAGAAATTTTCAAGGTCAGCAAGTTGCGATCATCTAGGGAGTACGCCCATCCGCCATAGTACGCAAAGTGCTTGCTGAATGTCTTTTGCTGCGCTAGTTCTTCCTGTCCCGGCACTGGTTGAATGTCTTGGAACATGTAGGGGCGAAATCGCAGGCTGTCAAAGAACAGCTCTTCCCGTATGGAAAAGGACTTTATCTTGAACAGTTGTTTGTAGGATTCCCACCACTCAGACACGCCAAGGTCATGTGTGGTCACCACAGTGATGTTTTCAATGTTACACGCCCTGGCCCGCAACCAGTCATGCAGTCCCCTCAGCAGTTCGGGATTGACGATTTCATCGTGCAGCAGCTCGCAGGGTTGATCAAAGGTCTGTGTCCAGTCATGTATGCCCAGCATTTCATCCAGTGTTTTTTCCAGATGATCTTGTGTTTCCCGGCGCGGCATGCCCGCTGAGATCAAAGTCACTGGCTTGAGATGCCATCCGATATAGGCCTTCATGACAGTTGCCTTATCTTGAGTGACTCTAAGGCATCCCACAACAGATGTATCTGGCGTCGGCAGTCTTCCAAGGCATGGTGCGTGGCCGGATACTTCTGTAGGTCCGGGCACAGGCTCAACACAGTACGGCTATCTCTAACGGAGTAGTACTGCCAAGGCAACGGCATTCCATAACTCTTGTAGGCATGTTCCAGGATGGTCATGTCATAGGTGGGACCTTGCGCCCAAATGCGCTTGGCATGCCACATGATGCGGTGCAGTCCTTGTAGAGCTTCCTGCAAAGGCACACGCCCTTGTTCGCTGAATGCTTCTTCCCGCACTATCTCAGGCTGGGTAGCCCACCACTCAATGGTGCCTTGTTCGATCTTGCGATCCTCTTGGCTTTCCAGCGTGACTCTGGCATAGAAGTTTTGGCCAAACTGATCACGCACCAAGGGGTTGAATTCTTGTGCAGCGATAGTGAGAATGGTTGTGTCAGGTCCGGTCGCCAGACCTTCGATGTCTACCATGATGTCCATGCTTCATTATAGCATGGATTTTGGAATTGTCAAACCCCGGTGTTAGCCGATCACGAATGTCAAGGGCTGTGATCCGTCCACATAGAGTTTGAGATCTTCGATGCACTTGTCCATCATGGCCTGCCCTTCTTGCTTCATGGCTGCACCGTTGAGAGTGCCACCACCCTGGGGTCCGGCTATTTGGCTGAACTTTTCTCGAGCTTCACCAATGATGTATTTGGCAGCACCGGTCATGTGATCTCGGAACCATTGCGAGATCTGCATGTCTGCCAGCAGCGTTATCTCGGGCTTGAGGTTATAGGTCCACAGCAACACCGTTTCGCCGCTGCCGCGTGGATCACGGATGATCTGCAACCGTTTGGTCACAGGGTTATATGTGTACATGATGTAGCCACCAAACATTCTGGCAGCCAGTTCCACGTACTGCTGATAGAAATCATAAGTGGCCATGCCGCCTGATGCTTGGTTGAAGTTCAACAGATACACGTTCAGCGTGGCCGCACCAAAGGGATCAAAACTGTAGCCGCCGGTGCCGGTGATGCCCACGGTGCGACGGAAGATCTGACGCACAGTCATGACTTCTTGGGGCAAAGTATATTCGTTGACGTTGTCCAGCAGTTGCATAAAACTGTAGGATTCTTCGTAGGCGTTTTGAGCCCGCTGGCGATACACACCCAAGGTGCGCTGATAAGCGGCTTCGTAGTGCGAAGGGTCCAGCTCGATATCAACAATTTGGTCAGCGAGTTGCAGTTGCACGTACTCGATCAAGGCCTTTTTCAAGGGATCGAGGCTGTTGTTGATGGGATTCTGACCGTTAGACATAAAGGGCTCCGTGCTGTATTTAGCACAGAGCCCCCAGGCCGGTTAGGCCGACTGGCTGACGAAGCTGTTGAGTTTCTCTGCTTCAGCGATCACATCTTCTGTGGTGGGCGCTGTGGGCATTTCGGGATACGGAGTATTGGGGTCAATATCGCGTTTCGCCGACCACTGTTGCTCCAAGGCACTTCTTTGGAAAAAGTACGGCTCGTAGAGAGTCTCTTTGGCCAGTCTCAGTAGATCCAGACGGATCTCGTAGGGTGATTTGCTCATGGTATACCTCCTTTTGTGTGTGCGTGTGTGTAACACGAGCAATGTTATTTATTTGATTTTCAACAGAACTAGATTTTCTGTGCCGCGACCGTTGTAACGAGCTTCGGTGGCCTTGATGTCCTTGAAGAACTTGCGCATCTGCGGCAAGCCGCTGGCCATGAACTTCTTGATCTGCTCTTCGGGCTTGCGCAGGGTTTTCATCACAGTGTTCTTGTCATCAATACCGATCAGAGCAGAGCCCTTGACCGAGAACGTGCGTACATGCGGATCCGCCACCACGTGTATCAACTTGCGTTTTTTGACCTCGTAGAACCAGGCTTCGGACGCATTGACCAGCTTGGTGACCGGCTCGCTGGTGAGTTTGAGTTCGGGATGTTCGCGCAGATACTTGAATCGGGCAGTGAGCTTTTCCGGGCTCACGGGCTTTTTCTTGCGCGGCTTGCGCTCCACTTTCTTGATCTGCCGGTAACTGGCGCAGTCATCTATGACCTGCTCACAGAAGCGTATGCAGGCCTTGAGCTGTTTGGCACTGAGATGGCTGTAACCTTCCACCAGTTGTCCATCTGTGCCCTCCGCCACCAGCAGCAGCTCATCCAAATGCCGCTGCCAGATGTCACTGATGTCGTTGACCATCTGTGGCACAACGTTGGCGCCGCGTATCACGTTCATGGGCTTGTGTTGGTCGCCCAACTTGCAGCCGCCGGTGCGGAAGTCATCGTACATGGCATCAATCTCCGCGGCCGCTGCCTGCACTTTCTCGCGCAGGCGTTCTTGGATGTTGGGCTTGGGAGCCGCGGGCTCGTCGGTGTCTACTTCGACCTTGGCCTGTTGATTGCGCTCGATGAGATTGGCCACGGTGTCCCGAACGTAGTTGCTTTCGCGTTCGTTGAACACCAGTCCACGCAGGCCCATCCTGCACAGCCAACCCAGGGTGTTGATGACACTGTTTTCTGGCACACGGGCAAACTCCTTGACCACGTCGCTGGTGCTGTTGCGAGTCAACCAATCCAGCACACACTCTTTGGCTTCTTTGTGCCCAAAGTGATAGCCGTACCATGCAAACGCACCAGACAGGCGCGACACGCGATTTTTATCTTCGGGCTGCTGCGACCAATCGGGCTCGGTGCCCATGTAGCGTATATTGGCAGCCGTGGTGACCATGGCCTTGACGGGTTTTTGGGTATTCATGCGGGCTCCAGATTCTGCAAACATAGGGCTATTATAGCAGGTCATCCAAATAGGGTCAACCACCCATAAATACAGCACTATGCCCAGACTTTCAATGTGGCGTCCTAACCGGACCAACGATTACCGCTATTTTGACAAGACCATTTCGGAAATGTACACCGTTGGCGGTCTGGACATCTATGTCCATAAGTATCTCGGACCCAAAACCGGACAGGGAGATTCGGTAGAATCTGGCAATTACGATGCTACCCAGCCCAACTACTCGGTAGAGAATCCCCTGTTTATCCAAGATCTCTTGCTGCTGGAAAACCGCGACCGAGCCTACGATCCCGATATCTATCGCATACGCGGTGTGTACAACACCCAAGACATAAACTTTGATCTCACGCAGTTTGGTTTGTTCCTGCAGAACGACACGCTGTTCATCACGTTCCACTACAATGACATGATTGACACCATTGGGCGCAAGCTCATGAGCGGCGATGTCTTGGAAGTACCAAATCTAAGAGACCTAAACCCCTTGGACACTAGCATACCCAAGGCCCTGCCCAAGTACTATGTGATCCAAGAAGCCAACTTTGCCAGCGAAGGTTTCAGCCAGACCTGGCTGCCTCACCTGTGGCGTGTCAAGGCCACGCCCATGGTCAATGC